TTGTTCCAGCGGTGAGCCACCACCGGCACACGGTTACCGCAGTCCTCTTCCGCCTGGGAAATGGCCTTGCGAAGCTGGAGCCGCTCGGTTCGCTTGACCTCAAAGTGGATGCCTGTCAGCGAGTGAACAACGTCGGGCGATTCAGGACCGCCGGCATGCTGCACGCCTCGGCGTGCCTCCACACCGGGAAGGACCCTCTCGAGTTCATGGGCAAACTCCCTTTCGCCCGCCGCGCCCTTGGCTCGTGAGTTAACCACTCAGTCCCTCCTGACCTGACCCCGAAGACGGTGCGCCTCGGCACTGGATGTGTCCAACTGAAACTGCAAGGCAGATACAGCATGCTCGAGTCGCTGGATCTCGGCCCTGGCACGCTGCAAGAGCCGACGATCCACAACAATGGTGCGGTTGTGGTCAATTTCGCAGCTCAGGTCGTCGACCAGCTTGTTCATATAACACCCTGAATCTCGAGAATGCCACATCCGCGTTGGTCATGTCGCACAGACGGGACCACCCCATCTCACGCGCCGCAGTCTCGACCTCATCGGGCAGGCTGGCCATGGCCTCGCGGATTCCCTTTATACCATGGATCCGAACCGCTGACCTGACCATCTCAAACGCAGCATCCGCTGGCAGGGCTGGGCCGGTCGGCCACCATTCCTCCCGGTCGTCTGCCCATCTTTCCTGGTTGAACCACGTCGCGGGGTAGGGCGTGAACTCTCGTTCCTGCCCCTCGCGAGCGCGGGCATACTCGCGAACAGCCTCCAGCAGTTCCTCAAACGGCACCAGCTTGAGTGCCTTGACGATTGCCTTCAGGGCTGCACCCCGTCCCACCTTGCGTGGGTACGCCTCATAAATTGCCCGACACTGATCAGGTAAGCTCAAAAGGGCACCTCATCATCAGGGATCTCATCAGTATCCGGTTCCGTTTTGGGCTCAGCCTTTTTCTTGGGCTTAGGCTTGGGCTTGGACTTGTTGCCCATCAGCCGGTCCAGTTTCACGGCAATCTCAGAGTCGGGCGACGGCCCATTCCCGGACGGTGACGACAGCCTCGGAAAACTGAAGTTGTCAAACACCCGGTCACCGGACTGCTCGGGTTGGTTGTACAACGTCACCTCGTTGCCGGTGAAGTCGGTGAACCCGTCGGTCGCAGGATCCAGGTCCACAAACCTCTCGCCGTCCCACCCCAGCTCAATAAGCTGGCGGCCGGTGATGTCCACGCTCTTGGCAGTCAGCCAGAGCTTGACCGTCCGGGGCCAGTTCTCGCACGGGATCAGTTGGTCCGGGTCATCCGGGTTGACCCGGCCCTGTGGCACGATAGTCAGACCGAAATACTCGGTCTGCTTCTCGTTGTCGAGTTTGAAAAACCCCTGCCCGGTAATGCGGCAGCGGTAAGTGCCTTTGGGATACGCCATCACTTGCCTCCCTTCATTGCATCAAGAAGATTTGCCCACGCCTCTTCGCCGCTGTCGCCCATCTCGACGACCTCGGGCATATGGTATCGGTTCTTGCAGTCCACGGCCGGTGACGCCGCCGTGTGAAGGATTCGGGTCTTGCCACCCTTGCCCTTGGGCCGGTTGCCGGACTCGTCAACCTGCGTGTAATAGTCAGCCATCAGAACCGCGTCGGCTGAACGGTGCAGGAGGTCCCACGTCTTCGCGTGAAGCGCGGGCACAAACCGGTCATAGTCCTCGCCCATCGGATTTTTGTAGGGCCGGACCTGGGTATGCTCGAGCATCACGACCGACATTTTCCGCTCATCACGGAGACGGTCAACAGCCTTGAGAAAGCCACCTCGGAAGTCAGCCAGGCTGGCCTCAAACCCTCTGGCATAAGCCAGGAATCCACGTTCCCACTCGCCGTTGTAGTCACGGGCGCAGACATGCTCGTGCATCATCCGTTCGGCACAACTCACCGTGTCAATAGCGAGACACTTGTAGTCGTGTTCCCCGGTTGCCAGCTCGTCGAGCATGGCCAGAAGCTCGGTCCAGTTGGACGGGCACGGGAACACTGCCGCGTCCTCGGGCACAGCCCCGGTGGACTTGAGTGCCCCGATGCTCTGTTCCTGGGTGAACTGTATACAGACCACTCCAGGAATGTTGAGTGCCAGCGAGGTCTTACCAACCCCCGGTTTGCCCATGATCACCAGCAGGGCCGGCCGTTTGGCGACCTTCTTGGTGATCTGCGACAGCCAACTCTGAGGTGCCGACCTCGACGACCGGCTGCTCTGCGTTGTTGCCATGATTCTCTCCACTAATTGCTGCCCACCAGGCGTCCATTGCCTCGTGCCACAGCGATCCAAAATAGAGTGCTTCCGTGCGCTCCTCTTCTACTCGTTCTATTCCCATCTCGTATTGGTAGTAGTGCTTTGCCTCGCACTGGAGGAAGCACTTCATGCGACTGTTGGTCACCACGTCGCGACCGTCAGGCACCTCGCCGTCCAACTCGACATGCACGTCCTGTTTGACCTGCCAGCGGTGAGAGTCCGGCCGGTCGTGACCGGAACAGATTCCCAAAAACTGGCAGGGCCTGCCGTAGTGCATGCACGCGCCAGGGTTTCGGAGCTTGCCGTCAGTTTTCTTTGATCGTTGAATCCGCTGCCCCACCTCCCAGAGGTCGCCGGCAAACTGGATCAGCTCCTCGGTGGTCCGTGGGACCGACCGTCGGGCGTAGTATTTCTCGTGGTGTGTGACGACCTCAAAGAGCAGTCTCGCCTCAAACAGCTCCGCGTTTTCGTTGCCCGCCTCGAGTGCCCACTCGACGGATCCGGCCGACACGTCTTCACCGTACCATTCGCAGGTCGCGACAAGAGCTTTCGCATCCTGGCCCGAGATTCGTCGCGGCCGAAGGCGGGGCTTTTTCGCTACGTCCCAGACGATACGGTCTACCTCCACACCGTTCTGCCCGAGAAGCAATTCATACATCTTAGGCTGGCTGTCGACCGCAAGCTGACGCCAGTAGTTTGCGTTGGGGTCCTCAATGCTGTCGCTGGTTGTCTTGTGGTCAAAGAAGACGACCCCGTCCTGGTGGGCAACTTTGTCAATTTTCCCGGCGAGGCTGAGCTTGCGGCTCTTCCTTCCGGTGGCCGGGTTCACGAGGTCGGACTTGTACGTCTCCTCGCAGCTAACGAGTACAATGTCATCGTGAGACTTGGCCCAGCGGCGGTGGTATCCCCGCATCATCGCACGCCCCATCGCGAGCATCGGCCAGCTGTCCCCCTCCACTTGGAAGACATCCAGTGCGGCATCAAGTGCGGGGTGGGTTTTCATGGTTGAACCATCAGGTCGGGGGGAACAGGGAGGAAATGCACCAGGTTGGGAAACGTGCAGTAGCACCGCTGAGTCGTGCCATTGCGTGAATCTGTGATTTCTTCAATCCACCAATCATTGTGATGCTCACCGAATATACTTATGGCGTGAGTCAACCGGTGATTGAAAATCAGATACTGATACGGCTTCTGCTCGGCGCGGTTGAAGCTGGCTTCGGCACAGACAATGACTTTCTCAAACGGCCAGTCGCCGTATCCGGTGAAGTCTCGCCGTATCTGCTTCACCTCGACTCGCCTCCACGTTTCCTCTTTTCGCTCTCGGACAAAGAGGTCGCCGTCGTCCGGCCGGTCATCCACGGTTTTCGGGACACGCACGTTACGGCCCTCGCTCCAGTGCCACGCTGCCGCAACCCACACAGCGAGGTGGCTGCGAGCCAGACGGCTCTCAAACGTCTCGCGGTACAACGGGCTGCTCCTTCAGCTCACCTCTAATAATGTTCACGGCCGGTGGGGCCTCGACCACAACCCTGACCCGTCGGTGCCGCACCTCCACAAGGTGGACGACGATCTCGCCGTCAAACGTTTCCAGGTGCAGCGTTCCGTTTTCCTTCAGCGTAACAACAAGCGGCATTCCTTCGCCTCCGTGTATGGTTTCCCGCCCGGTTCCACCGGCTGCCGTGAGGAAACAGGCCGCATCCTGCGGCGCGGGAAACAAGTTACTCGTTACTCCAGTGATTGTGATGTCTGCGGGGATATGTTCTGTCGGGGTTGGTTTTTAGAAACGGCCTGATGTTCAGGTCGTCGGGATTCCAGATCGGGTAGCCGGCAGCGTAGCGGACCTGATAGACCGCAACCCTGGCATGCACCATCTCTCCATTATGTTCCTCGGCCGGGAAACAGTCTGTCGGCTCCGACGGGTCAATGCCGTGCCAGCCGCCGCCGTCGCACTTCGGGCAAACCGTTTTCTTTCCACCGCGTTTTTCCTTGGAGCCTGACCCTTCGCAGGCGGAACACCGCGTGGCAACCTTGGGCGAGTCGCCTCGAGTCTGCCAGACAAACGTGTCAGGCAGGCAGATGCCGGTAAGTTGCATGCCCTTCACGATCTCATCTCTTCCACCAGCCGGTCGAGCTTCCTGCCGAAATCTGATGACCGTCGTTGAGAGGGCAGGCACAGCCCGGCCTCCTCGAGATCCGACCAGCCGACGACGCCGTCCTTGACCCTACGCCAGGCTGCCTGATAGTGACCGGCACAAAGACCTCGCCGGTCTGCCGGGCGGTCACACTCCAAACAACAATCGCTCATCACCAGCCTCGCTTTATAAACGTCCAGCCTCGAGGCGGCAAATAGATCACATCTCGTAACAAGAGTCAAGTCTGTTTTCTTGTTACGGCGAGACGTACTGGCGTCTTGACCGTAACTGTTGTTTCGCCCTCCGCTCCTGCTCTTCTGTTATCAAGCGAAGCTGTCGCTTTCTCGAGATGATCTTGTCAGAGAACTGGAAGTCTTGGTTCCACTTATTCCAGA